ACCCACCACTCGCGGCTGGGCCGAAGCCACTCTATTGATTTACGCCAGAGTCGCCGACCTCCCGAAGCGAAAAGCTCCGGGCTCATTTATCAACTATGACGGTCGCGAAATGCTGGTCGTTGACTGGAGCGAGAACACCGGAGTCGCAGCAATCGCACTCAAACAGAACGCGACACGATAAGGAGGGACGCCATGACAACCAAGCAGATCATCGAGAACCTCACACAATGGGTTAGCGATAATATATGCAGCAAAATCGAGCTGAAAGTTCCGGACGACTACCAAGACGGCGGAGACTATAACCTCGTGACTAAAAACCCCGAGGCCTTCCCGCTCTATGTACCAGCAAAAGACCGGCTTGCACCGACGGCGGTCGCTCCTATACCTTCGGTATGCGTACAGCTCATGGAGGGATCGGACGACATCCGAGACCATTCCAGGACCATGAAGATAAGGCTCAGCCTCTCGACATGGAACCCAGGCCACCACACTGGCGAAAATATGATCCCGGAAGCGGATCCGGCAGCAATCGGTGGCTACAAATACCACCGGGAAAACAGCCCGGAGGACAAATACAAACGAAACTCGGACGGCTGGAAAGATCTTTACAACTTCCAGGACATCGCTCTCGCAGCGCTGGAAGGCAGCCAGATCATCGCCGGCGTCAGAGTGGACGCATCGGTCCCGATCACATACGGTCCCTTCACAGAGGACGGCGAAATATGGGACTATTACCCGTACTGGTTCGGCTGGGTATGCTTCACAATATCGTGCGGCGTTCCTGAAAGAAAAGCGGCCAGCTACTCAGACTTATTATAAGCAAAGGAGGCACAAACAATGGCATATTTGCACGGATCCTATGGCGAGCGCACAGCTTCCAAGGTCAAGAGCACGGCCCAGGTGGACGAAATCGCCGTCTACTTCGGAACGGCTCCGATTAACCTGATCAGAGGCTACGACGACGCCGACCTGGTAAATGTTCCCGTACGTTTGAGAGACATCGGAGACGCCCAGGCGAAGGTCGGATATTCCGACAACTGGGAGCCAGGAACCGGCTTTACGTTATGCGAAGCCATGGACTACCACTTCAACAACACAGTCCAGAACGTGGGCCCGATCTACGTGATCAATGTGCTGGATCCTGACGTTCACAGAAAGGCAGAGGCTACCAAGGAGACACTGACGTTCTCCAATGGCCGCGCGTCATTCCTGAGCGACACAGTGATCCTCGACACTCTTGCGATTGCGGAAAAGGTCGAGGGCATTGACTACGCCGTGGACTACAACTTCACAAGCGGAAAGGTGACGATCACGTCACTGAACGACTCAGACCGTCTCGACGGTGAGATCTCCGTTTCTTTCTTTGAGGTCGATCCTTCTATGGTTGAGACTTCCGACATTATCGGACAGAAGTCACAGAGCGGAGAATACTCTGGCATCGCTTCCATCGCTCTCATGTATTTGAGACACAATGCGATCACCAACATCCTGGCCGCTCCTGGCTGGTCAGACATTCCGGAGGTGTATCGAGCATTATGCTCAGCAGCTCAGAAGATCAACGGACACTGGGACGGTTTTGTCAATGCTGACATTCCTCTTGAGGACGGAGGCAACGACATCGACACGATCGCGAAGGCGATTGCATGGAAAGAACAGAACGGATATACCTCAGAGATCTCGAAGGTATACTGGCCAATGAGCAAGAACGCCGGCAAAGTTTACCACCTCAGCACGGTCGCAACAGCGACAATGATGGCGACAGACATGGGACACAACGCGGTACCATGTGAAAGCCCGTCAAACGAGGATATCATGGCGACGGCTCAATACTTCGGAGAGAAATCAAAGAACCAGGGCTTCGACCAGATGGATGGCAACACCCTCAACGAGAAAGGCATCACCACCCTGATCTACTGGGAGGGATCCTTCAAATTGTGGGGACCTCATACGGCCGCGTTCCAGTACAACGGCTCAATGGATGCTGCTGCTATTTTCGACAACAATATCCGGATGCTCATGCACTGTACAAACGGCTTCCAGAAGCGAAACGGCACACAGATCGATGCACCAATGAGCCCGAACGACCGCGACAGCATCGTAATCAGCGAGCAAGGAGAACTTGACGCACTCAAGGGAGACGGCGCGTTGATCGGACAGCCCGAGATCCTTTTCCTGGAGAGTGAAAACCCTACCAGCAATATGGTCAACGGCGACTTTGTGTTCAACATTCTGGCAACACCTACACCACCGATGAAGTCGGCAAAGGCAAAGGTAACATATACAGACGAGGGCTTCTCCTCGTTCTTTGGAGAGGAGGCGTAAGACATGGATAAACACACCGCGGTACTTGCTGACAGCTTGTACGTAGACAAAACAAAGGCAGCGGAGGACGTATCTTTTGAGCTTCCGTCTCTTGCGCTCCAGACGGCAGACCTCCAGGCCATGGGAACATTATCACTCCCGATCGCCGGGCTTCTCGACGACATGACAATGACGATCACAAAGATCGGAGTCGATAAGGGCTACGGCTCCATGAATAAGCTCAAGAAGATGGCCATGGAGTTCCGCTGGGTTCAGGATAAGGTCAACGCATCCGGAGACGTGACACACGTCGGTTGCAAAGCCTTCCTGAATGTAGTCCCTCAGGAGATCCCTGGTATCAGCGTTGAGGTCGGAAGCGCCACGGAGCTCGGCGGCACGTACACAGTGCTCCGCTATCAGCTCTACGTCGACGGCGCCGAGGTACTCCTGGTTGATAGACTCAACCAGATCCTCAAGATCAACGGCGTGGACTATATGGCAGATATTAAAAAGCTGCTCTAATCACATCACAACCAAACAGACACGGGCCCGGGATCTCCTGGGCCTGATTTATTAAGGAGGAACCCACATGCAAAGAAAATTAACACTTGTAAACCCAATCAAGATCGACGGCAAGAACGTCAAACAGATCAAATACGACACCAACGAGATCACACCGGAGCTTTTTGCTGAGGCTGAGACCAGAAAAGCAAAAGCCGGACACGCAAACGGAAACAGATCCGGAGCGATGGAACTCGACTACCCGCTCCACTTATACCTCGGCTTCGCTGCCGTTCTGGCAGTCAATGAGGGCTACACATTCGAGGATCTTGAACGCGTGAAAGGCCGCGACATCATCGAGATAAGTGTGATCGGGCGAAATTTTATTATGAAGTCGGAAGGATCAGAGGGCGAGACCTCCGACGAGCAATCAGAGACTTCGCCAGAGTCTACCACACAAGCGTAACAGAGATCAGTCAGAAACGCCTGACGGACTTTCTGATCCAATACGCAGAGGCAGCCGAGGACCTGGCTGCTGAAAATAAGAGAATACAGCAAAAACGAAACCAAATGCGCGGCAAAGGAAAAGGCCGCCATAATAGATATTTTTAACCGGAAGGAGGTGGTACCGTGGCAAAGAGCAACACACTCCAGGCGATCGTTGAAATTGCCGGAACTCTGAGTCCTACACTCGAAAAAAGTATAGGTGGCGTCGTTGATAAGCTCGACGGCATCAATGTCAAAGCCCTGGCCGTCGGTGCGGCCGCTGGAGGCATCGCAATCGCAACTACGAAGGCGGTATTTGAGGCCGGCAAAGCTCTCACAGAGCTCGGCGGCGAGTTTGACAAGGCATACGACTCGATCAGGATCGGAACCGGAGCAACGGGCGAGGCTCTCGAAGCCCTCGAGGACGACTTCCAGGCCGTGTACTCTGCAGTACCGACCACCATGGAGGACGCGAGCCAGGCGATCGCAGACTATAACACAAGGCTCGGCCTGACTGGCCCAGCTCTACAAGGAATATCCACCCAGGCGATCCAGGTCGCTGACATGCTCGGCGAGGATCTCGGCAGCGTTATCGAGGAGTCGTCTCAAGCCTTCCAGGCGTGGAACATCGACGCGGACGAAATGGGGAACAAAATGGACTACGTTTTCAAGGCTTCCCAGTCCACCGGCGTAGGCTTCACTGACTTGATGGCAGACGTCCAGAAGTTCGCGCCACAGATGCAAGAAATGGGCTACTCGTTCGAGGAGACCACCGCCCTCCTGGGCCAGCTCGACAAAGCTGGTGTAAATGCTGACGAAGTTATGAGCGCGCTGAAAAAGTCGGTCGGAGTTCTGGCAAAAGAAGGACTAAGCGCAAGCGAAGGCCTGGCCAAATATTCCGAACAGATCAAGAACGCCGGAAGCATGACAGAGGCGACCACAATCGCGTCGGAGATCTTCGGATCGAAAGCAGCGTCGTCAATGGCGGCAGCTATACGAGACGGCACCCTATCGGTCGCAGATCTGACTGCAGAGCTGGAAGGCTCAAGCGAAACAATAAACGGATGCGCCGGCGACACGTATGACTTCGCGGAAAAATTGCAGCTATTCAAGCAGCAAGCTCAAGTCGCACTGGAGCCACTTGCGAGCACTTTGTTCGACTCACTCAATGAGCTCATGCCAATCGCAGCGGGCGCCATGACTCAGCTCATGCCAATCCTGGGGCAACTAGCCCAGGCAATCATCCCGATCGTGCAAGATCTGGTACCTCAGATCGCTCCGCTTCTCACGCAACTGATCCCGCCGATCGTAAGCATGGCCGGCGTACTCGCCAGCAGCGTGATCCCACCGATCGTGGAAATAG